TCCTCGCTTGTCGCGATACCTACCAGTACCACGATCAAAAGACCATTCCGCATCAAGCCTTTCAGCCAGGATCGTATCAGATAACGACGACAGGTCATTCAGCATCATCAGCCTCAAGCATGTCCTTGAAACGGTCAGGAGCTTCCTCTTTCCATTGACTTAAAGCTTCTTCGATGTCGGCTTCTGAGATGAAGGAAGCTTCGTCAATATCGCCAAGGATCATCCCCTCAGGTTTCACGGGATCAATAGCGTCTTCAACTTTACTGCTAACCATTTTTGCTTTGCCTTTACGTTCAGCATCAGGATCCTTACGCCGCTTACGGGCCACGATGGTTGCCCTTTCTTCCTTGCTCATGTTTTTGGCTTTTGCTTCTGGTAAGCACTTAGGCTTGCCTTCTTTTTCGCTGCGTCCACCGCAAGGACCAAGGATTTCGCCATTGGCGCCAATCCTCACCCACTTCTCCTTGAACCATTTTTCAAGATCATCGGCATGAATTTCGCCTTCGTCGTTCTTGAAAGCGCCAGACAGCGAGCCATGCTTCTTCTTATACATGCTCTTGTATTGCTGCACTACATAACCACTGGCGTAAGCAGAAGGCCAAACATTGAATTTGCTTTTCGCTGAAGCAACGGCACGATTGTGAAGCTCTTTATCAGTAAAGACAACGTCGCCTCGCTTGGCTTCAAGATCGCGTTCTAAGAACAATCCCGCTTGAGCATCAGCAACTTCCCTGGTGCCGTCCATTGGCAATGTGCCATTTTCTTCATTGAGAGGATCCCTGCCGCCAGGAGGCACGGCAAGCTTCCCACCCCCGTTTTGAGTGGCACCACCCCCTTCTTGAGTGGCGCCACCCCCTTCTTGAGTGGAACCACCCCCTTCTTGAGTAGGCAGTTCGCGGGGGAGCGATGGATCAAGAGTGAGTTCCATGCTCCATTCAGAGCCGCCGTAACGGGCTTCTGCCACCTCCTTCGGATGCAATACTCCTAACTGGATGTAGCGCCCGTCTACAGCCGCCACGCGAGCCCTCACGTCGGCTTTCTCGCGCTCATTCAACTCGAACAAATCATTGAAATGGACGCGCCATGAATTCGGCACTCGTCCTTTCGTCGGGCCGTCAGAACTCAACATGATGTATTCCATCAGTTTCTTGAGAGGACGATGGAAAGAGGCTTGTTGGTAGTCTGCTAAGGTCTTTGCGAAATCTCGCTCTTCGCTGCGCCCCGTGGAGCCAAGTCCGCTAGGGCTTTCGCCAAACAATACTGTATGAGGAATCTTGGAAGCGCCAATAATGTCAATGCGAAGTTTCTCTAAGATTTCTCCAATGCCGCCAAAATTACGACCAAGAAATTCAAGCTCTTCCTTATCAGCGTCAATTGCATAGCCGCGATAAACGCTCTTGCTCATGTCATTAAGAATGAGACGATTCCTCACATCTCCTTCCTTGCCAGCGGCAAGCATTTGCGACAAGCCCTTAATCTTATGAACGAAAATATCAAATTCGCTCATTAGCGTGGCAGTGGAATGCAGGCCAGTCCAGTAATGCTTAAAGCTGTCGTAAACAGTTTGCAGACTGCTCATTCCCCATCCATAGTTCCTTTGGCGAATGCGATAAGGAAGCCAGTCTCCATCGAAACGCAAAATGCGATCTTTGTGAATGCGAACCAATTGTGGCTTATTGATTAAATCACCGGAGATGATCTGATAATATGTTGCTTTGGAATAGTCATATAAATTTTCTTCATTAATAACAGGAGCAATCTGCCACCTGTCCAATACTTCCATTCCTTCAATCGAACGAATATTGCTTTTGTTGACTGGTTGATCTGCCCTTCGTCCATCATCGATATAAAGCAAAATCACGCTGCCGCCATAAAGCCTGGAGTTTTTCGACGCCAGCATGAAATTCTCAAGGATATAAAGATCCTCAACCGTCTGTTCAATACCCGCAACTTCCTCAGCAGCAGCGCCTTCTCCGCCAAACAACACTTTAAAACCACGTCGTGTTGCTTGTTCTGCATAAATGTCAACAATGCGACGCGGCAGCCATTCGCCATAAAGCCCTTCAAGTTCTTCCTGCGTCAGGAAAATAATAGGCTCAGTCTGAGTGGAGAGACTTTTATCTCGTCCACTAACCCCCATGCCAGTAAAGACATTGCTAAGCCCATCATTTCGTACACCATTTTCAACAACATGACCCAATTCAACTGATTCCTCGGCCATTTTATCTGGATGTTAAACTTGCTTTCATTCTAAACGTGGCTATGATGCAAATGTTGTTCCTTTGACTATGCCCATTAATTTCACGTTCTCCGAGCAGGAAAGACAGGAAGCGATGGAAGAGGGGATGAGGAGGCAGTCCGTCAACGAAGCGAAAGGGCTGCGTGGTCGCAATCGTGGCGCATGGCGCGGCAACAAAGCGCTTGAAATTCATCTCCTCGGTGCCGCAGGAGAAATGGCAGTCGCCTCTCATCTCGGTCTTAAAGATTTTTTGTATCAAGAAACAGAAGCAAATCGGGGAAGTTCCGATCTTCCTGGCAAAATTGACGTGAAGACCAGGAGCAAACATAAATACGATTTGATCGTACAGAAAAACGAAGATCCCGAAAAACGCTTCGTTCTCGTTACTATTGAAGATAAAACCACGCTCATCCATGGCTGGTGCTATGGAAGGGAAGCGATGGAAGAGAAATACTGGGCAGATCCTGCTCGCGGTCGTCCTGCTTATTTCGTTCCTAAAGAATTTCTTCGTCCTCTTGATACATTAGACCATGGCCCTGAGATGTTCTGAATTTGCCAAGCATGCTCTTGGCGTCACTTTATGGCCAAGGCAAGAGCAAATTCTCAACGGTTTATTTGAGAAGAAAATAAACCATGCCATTTGGGCAATGGGACGACGCTCAGGAAAAACCTTCATGGCCGCAGTTGCTGCCACTTACATGTGTTTTGTGCAAGCAGATTTCTTTCAGCGTAAAGTAAGAAAGGGAGAGAAATGGTACATTATTACTGTTGCAAACGATTTAGGGCAGTCAAAAATTGCACTTGAAAACATCAGGCAACTAATCATTAACAGTCCGTTTGAACAGGAAGTCACGCGAGAAACTGCATTTGAAATTGAAATCAGTAATGGCTGTGTGTTCCAAGCAATTCCCGCATCAGCCCGCGCTTCTCGTGGTAAAGCAGTTGTTGCCATCATCCAAGACGAGCTTGCATTCTCAATTGAAGGCGATGCAAACCGTGGCGCAGAAGCTATGTACAACGCACTTTCTCCTTCCATTGCTCAGTTTGGTCGCCATGGAAAAATCATTGAATTGTCTTCCCCTTGGTTAACTGATGGCCTTTTTTATGAGCATTTCAAGCAAGCCGAAAGCAACGAATTTCCTGGCATGCAAGCACTACAAATCCCAACATGGGAGATTAATGTCAATTTGCCATGGGGATGTGATTTCCTTGAGAACGCCAGAAAGAAAGATGAAGAGAGCTTCTGGGTGGAATTTGGAGCGCAATTCGCAAAAAGTCAGTCCTCCCTATTGGCGCCAGAAATTGTTGACGCAGCAGTGAATAAAGAAAGAGGTATTATGGTGCCATTAAGAGAGTACATGGGCACTTACATCCTTGCTCTTGACCCTGCCCGTGGTGGTGTTGGACGAGATGATTACACGGCATGCATTGTTCATTACGAAGGCGAGCGTTTAGTTGTTGATAAATTCCATGCCTTTGAACCAGATTTTGAGATTGCTGGCAAAAAAGAAGTGAATATTGCCAAGGTTGAAGATTGGATTAAAGAGCATCATCGCATTTACGAATTTCAATCCATTGTCCTTGACCAATTCAACAGTTCTGCCACAATCCAAAGCCTCGCGAAAGATTTTCCGATTTGCGAACTTGCCTGGTCAGTCAGCACAAAAATGAAGGCATTCAGCAAAATGAAAGAACTATTTAATGCTGGCCTCATTGAAATGTATCCGCATAAGAAAGCCGTGCTTCAACTTAAAAACTTAAGCGTCATTTATAGACAAAGTGGTCAATGGGCAGTGACTGGTGGTAAAGAAACAGGCGTCGATGACTATGCCTTTGCATTGGCAGGCGCCATCCTTGAAGCGTCAAAAGATAATGACATTGATTGGCTCAATAGTCTCATTCGTTAATCGCGAATAGCATATAGAAAGTTTATTCTTGTTTCAAGACAATGTTAACCGTAGAACTCACTGCCAAGGAAGTAATTTTTCTAGTGGCTTTACTAACTGCAGATCGCCAAACTGCGTTGCAATTACTGGCAGCAGAGCATGCTTATAAGCCTAGATTGTTGCCTAAATTACAAGAGGCTCGTAAAATTGCAAAAGCAATGGAAAATCTTGAGGGTTAAACTAAAATAAACCTTCCCCTTCCATTGTCATGTCTTTTTCTGCTGAAGCTGAAAGGGCTTTTGATGATGCCATTGAAGCTGCGTATGTGATGCAAGAAATTGAAGAGCTATGGGGAAGGGAATGCGAAGAGCTTGACGAAGCATTTGAAGACTACAAACGAGCCGTCGCAAAATACTATGCCATCACAGGCGACACCAGGGAGCGGTTCTGGGAGAAATTCTGCCAGCACGACCCCTTCTGCGTTGAATGCCGCATGTATGAGATTTGAGTCATGGTGAAGCTGCTCTACAGCCTCAATGGGCGCCATTACGAAGAGAGGGTGCGATGGAAGGAGGCGAGATTCAGAAATCAACAGCTTTTCTTGGCTGGAGCAGCCGTGTATTGGACTGAGTTCTGCTAAGATTTATGAGCTTCCTGCAGGAGCCCATTGGCCAATGGTAAAACGATTCAAGGGGTGGAAGCTTTGAATCACATTTCGTAAGTGAAGTTGAAGGCACTTGCGATGAAGCAATGGAGCACAGGCCGCACCTGTTGAGTCCCTAATGCGGGACAACTCCATTGACAAACTTTCCCGTCTAGCCCAATCGGCAGAGGCCTGGAGTTTAAGCCTCCATAAGTGTCGGTTCGAGTCCGACGACGGGAATTGCTAGCATAAAAGCACGTTGGTCCCTGAACGATCAGGGATGCATGATCACCAGGCATGCAACGGGGCCTGGCTCATGGAGTACCATCATGAACGTTCTCGCTTTGATTCAAGCGCGTCTGAATAAGGCTGCGCGTATTGCTGCTGCACAGAAAGCTTCTCTGGTGTATCGCGGCGTGCCTTATGCTAAGGCTTGAGGCAAAATAAAAGGCGGGGCACCACCCCCGCCTCATATCGTTCTCAGCAAGCAAGGGCTTATGTCCTTGCTTTTTTAATGTAGGCACAAATGCTTAAGAGAACAAGGAATTGTCAGGGGATAAAGAAAAAGGCCCTTTCGGGCCTCGTGTTCCGTAACCGTTTCCACGGAGCGTGGAGCAGTCATTCTAAGCCTTTCCGTATGCTGGCAAGTTCACGTTTGAACTTTCAAAGAAGCTGATCATCCTGGAAGAGCGACTTTCTTTCATGTCCGGCGCTTTGCCTTCCCAGAAAAGACGCTCAGAGCGACGCATCCAAGCATCTTTGTCTAACCATTTGTCTTCGTGCTTGCCAAGCTTTTCAAAAAGCCAAGCAGCAGTAGCAGCGCGGAGCTTGTTGAGGCTTTCAGAATCCTTTTCATTAAGCTCTTTAGCCACAAGTCCATGCACTCCGCAGTGAACTTGTTCATCGCGACTAATGTCGGCTGATACAGTACGCATTCCAATGTTTCCATTGAAGCGGAAAAAGGGAAGAGCAACGAAGAAAATGGAACGCTCAATGATAGAAACTTTATGAATTGGATGTGCCGGATGCTCCATCCACGTCTTAAGAATGCTCATCACTTCGCGTTCGGCCTTTTCGTCTACGCCATATGCGGCTGCGACATAGTTCAACGCCTCATCGTGACGCTCTTCGTCGGTCTGATTTGAACGCAACGCTTCAATTACTCCAGGAGTGGAAGGAAGGTCTTTTTCAAGACCTTGCTGAAGAAGATCTTTGACAGGCAGTTCAATATGCCTTAAAGCAAGCGCCTTGTAAAGAGTTTCTTCGGCGCCTTCTTTTACTTCGCCGTTGTCCACAGGCGTGGCCTGCCAAGGGCGCTTCTTGGCAATCATCGAAAGATAGGGGCTTTTAGTCATGAGGATCAATGGAAAAGGAAATGAATTGTGTCACTCAGCACATGAAGCGCAGAATCCTGCCTCTAAATCACAAGACGACAAGCCTTTGGCCTCAGACGAAGAATCTTCATCTAAGCCAAACATGGACTTAAAATCGTCATCCAATGCCGCGTAGGCATCATCTTTCCGCTGCGTATCAGGAAGAACTTGCAGCGAATAATAGAGACTTGTTTGATTTGATTCTAGCCAATCTTTCAAGAACTCACGGTCATAAGACACAACGTCAGACCAAGAATTAAATGAATAACCATGGAAAAGACCAGAATCTTGGAACATACGCAAAATGCCATTAGTCACGCGCATGTAATTGTCCCAGCCAACTTCAGCAGCAGTTTCTACATCCCCGTAATCAAAACTTTCAACGCCAAATGTACCACTATCGCGGTCCACAAGACGAGCAATGGGAGGAGCAATTTCAGGAGCTGTCGTAAAGCCATTTTTATCTAAATAGCGATAGGAACAAGAAGCAGTAGGAGCAATGGCAAAGGCACGTTCCATTTCGTGGGCATGGGCAATTTCGGCTGCATTACTAATGCCTTCGGCAAGTTTCTTAACGGCTTTGCCAGCGTTTGTTTCATCTTCCTCAAAAGCTTCTGGCGTGAAATAATAGTCGTCTAAGGCGTGACCAAAGTCTTCATAAGAAATGCCATGGATGGAAAGGAAATTGGCAAGGCCAAGAATGCCGAGTCCTACTTGTTTGTCCACAGAAGGAGAAAGATATTCGCCTGTAGCTCCCACTTCAGTGCGGCTATGCAATTGGCAAAGCTCTTCCATTGCTTCAGCAAAAGCTGACGGCAAGTCTTCAATTGAACACGCCCCCATGTTGACATGTTCCAGAAGACAAGTGCCGCGATGAGGAAGATAAACTTCAAGAC